CTCGGCGTCGAGGGGTACGACGGCCCGTAGATCTGAGCGTTCGACGCGGCAGCGGCCGCAGCGGCAGCCGCCTGCTGCTGCGCGATCCGCTGCGCCGCAGCGAACTGCGCCTGCATCACGCCCTGCGCCATCTGCGCTTGCACGTCGCCGACGTGCTCCAGCCCTGTCTGCCCGGAGCGCAAGAAGTCGCGCAAACCCATGTACCGGGCCTGCTCGGCCTGATTGATCACGTCCTCGCGCGAGGACGTCGTCTGCCCTGACTGCAAGATCCCGCGAGCGGCCAATTCGGCGTCGTTCGAGGCGTTCGCTCTCGCCTCGGCTAGGGCGACCTGGCCGTAGGTCGAATACTTGTTGTTGATCGCGGCCTGGATCGTGCCCTTGTTGATGTACTGGCCGAGGTTGCCGAGTTGGCTCGTGTCGGGCAGGCCGAGGTCGATGAAGTTCTGGCGCAGATCCGCTTTCAAGTTCGAGCGGGCGCGAGCCATCTCCGAGGCCATCAGCGCCTGCGCTGCCGAAACTTCATACGAGGAGCCGATCAGGCCACCCCAGTCGATCCCGGCGGTGTTCGGGTCGTAGCCGGGAGTACCAGGCGCTTTCGGCTGCACCCCGGTCACGCCCGCGCCCGTGAACGTGCCAGGATCGGCAACAGGATTGACCGCCCCAGCAGGAGTCACCGCCGGGAACCCCGTCGTCCCGGGGAGCCTGGTCGTCGGGTTGCCGAGCACCGTCGGCGTCACTGCCGGATGAACGACGGGCTTCGGGTTGAACGTGCCACCAATGCCGGAGAGCAGCGAGACAGCCACGCCCGGAGTGTAGATCGCCTATCTGACGGATCTAGCGCAACGTGCGGAGAATCTGGATGAACGCATAGAGCGCGATGATCCCGACCTCGACCACGATGATCCAGCCCTGTGTCTCTGTCATCAGCCCCCCTTCCCTGTTGTGATGCAGAAGTTCACCCCGGCCCAGGACGGGTCGTTGCCGTAGCCGCCGCCCGTGTCGCCCTGAACCGAGTGCGAGTGCGAGCCGACACTGTCCGTGGTCGAACTCGTCGCGTTGACCCGGTAGGTCGGGTAGTCCGCTCCCGCCATCACGACGAACTGTGTCCCATCCGAGCACGCGAACACCCCCGTCTTCGCGTTGTGCTTGTGGTTGCCCTGCGAGTCCGTTCCCAACCCGACCGCGTGGTGGTGGTGTGGCCCGCCGCGAGCGCCGAGCGCCAGTCCATCTGTCGCTGCCAGCCCGACGATAGTCCCGGCCATGAACAGGGTGCGGTCGCGGAAGTCGGGGACGTTGAAGTGGTCGGCGTCCACCGATCCCCAGGAAGTGCCGATGGCCGAGAACAGCTTGTCGTAGTCGTGGACGTCAATGGAGGCCCCGTTGCAGGGCAGCACGTCCGGGCCGAAGAAGCTGCCCGCGTAGATGACGATGATCCCGGCGGGCAGGTTCGTCCTGCCGGTCGCGCTTGGCCCGCCGATCCCGGTGATCGCCGAAGCGGGGAAGGTGATGTCGGAGGACTCGATGTAGTTCTTGATCCAGGCCCTGAACTCCATCGGGAAGTAGGACGGGTCGGAGAGCAGCTTCGCTATCGCCTTCGCGTCCTCCTCGGTGATCGTCTGCGACTGCCCGCCGCCGAGCGCCTGCGCGAACGACGGCCCCGAACTCACAGCTTCGCCCCGTCACTCGCCCACGCCTCGACACCGATGTCGTACAGCGCGGTCATGTGCGTCGGGAGCACCTGCTCAACCTTGACCTGGAGGCCGTAGGCGGGGCGTCCGTAGCGGACACGCTTGCGCTCGTAGTTCGGCGTCGTCGGCACCGTGCCGAGATCCTGGTAGGCGGTGTACGGGGCAGCGCTCACCTTCGCGCTCACCCTCAGCGCCTCGACCGCTCCGTTCGCCTGGGTCATGTGCGACACGTAGATGTGTCGGATCCGCTTCTCGATCTCGGGCTTCGACAGCTTCATCCAGCCCGTCTCGATCTTCGGCAGCACACTGTTTCCGTCCGGGTCAACGATGTTCGCAAACCCAGACAGCGGAGCTTCGGTGTTCGCCTCCCGCTGGGCGATGTTCAGCGGCGACAGCCTCGCGATCCTGGGCGCGTACGCACTCGTCCGGTTCGTCGGATCGACCCCCCACCAGATCTCCTCGCCCCCGGTCGTCGCCCGGATCATCGAGGTCGCCTCGACGTTCGCAAAGCGGTACCACGTCCGTTGAGACAGGTCGCAGACAAACAGGAACGAGCGCAGGTCGGGGTTTGGCGAGTTGGTCAGGATCGACACGTACAGGTTGTTCAGGTACACCTCGGCGCAGACCTGAGTACCGGAGCGCTTCAGTAGGTAGATCTCTCGCCAGGCATCGCCGATCCCGCCCTGGTCGGTCAGCGAGCGAATCGTGGAACCGTCCGTCAGGTGAACGCCCTTCATGTTCGCGAAGATCACGTTCTCCTCCCACGGAACAATCGAGGCGGTGTCGATGCAGCCAAGCTGAGCAGTGAAAGTGTCCAGCGCCATGTCCGTGTCGGTGTTCGTCTCCGGAGGCTTCGCGCCACGAATCTTCTCGATCATCCCGTCGTGGAAGATCAGCACGGCAGCGGCCATCGGCATGATCCCCGTGATCGCTCGCGACGTGGTGATCATCGACTTCACGTCCCAGTCACCGAGCGGCCCCTGCGGATGGGCAATCGAGCCTTCGAGTGGGGAGAAGTAGAGCGCAGATGGGTTGGCCGGGTCGCCGCCCGCGAGCAGCCTGTCCTTGTAGACAGCAAGCACGGTCGCCTTCGGCACGTTCGCCCCGGCAAGCTGCGAGATCGCCAAGCTCGTCCCGTTGTAGGTGACGTACTTCGGAGCCTGAATCCCGGTCGCGTCAGCGAAATAGACGCGGTCGCGGAGCATCACCCCGTTCTGCTTCCCGGAGGTAAACATCGACCCGACCGCCGTGGCCGGTGACTGCGTCGTCACGTCCGGGTTCTGCCAGCCGGACTGATCCCACAAGTTCCCGGCGCTGCCGCAAACGAGCAGCTTCGCCCCTTTCGCGTACGGAGCGTGGTAGCCACCCCAGATCGGCCCGCCGAGCGAGTTCGAGGACAGCAGTGTCCACGCGCCCCGGATCGTGCAGCCGGACTGATGCCGGTTCGGGATGTAATCCACGAGGTTCCAGACGTAGCCGGGCGGAAGCTGGTCGATGGCGAAGTCGCGGGCGAATCCCCGAATGTTCGCCGGGAGCATCGTGATGACTTTCGCCATCAGGCCCCGATGTAGTCGCCCGACAGCGACATCGAGCCGAGGTTGTGCGACAGGTCGCGCTTGCGCTGCGCCTGCGGCGTGACCCGCTTCGCAAGGATCCGCTTGATCCTGGCGATGTCGCCCTCGGTGCCGTCCTTGCCTTCGTACAGCAGCCGCCACTTCTCGCCCAGCCCGGAAGCGTCGTGATGGGTGTACTCGCCTGCTCTCCAGAGCGCGTAGTTGAGAATTGCCGGGTGGAACTCCGGAGCCAGCCCACCAAGGCTGACAGTCTGCGGATCGTCGGTGTCCGAAACGAGCGAGGTCGGGCGAAACACGCCGTACGCCTTGATCACGAACGCGGTTGACGGCACCGGGCTGATCCACAGCAGCGGCTCCTCGTAGGCGAAGCCGGGAACGTTCTGCGCCTGCGCATTGGTGGCGTCCTCGCGGGACATCCGGCCAAGAAACCCGTAGTCGGGATGCTCCAGGTCGAGCAGGCTGATGATCGCGTTCGACATGTCGTGGATCGGCGTGTTCGCAGACAGGTTCAGGTTGATCACCCGCGAGTAAGGACGGCAGCGGGTGAGGATGTCGATGATCCCTTCGTTGATGTACTGCTTGACCAGGGCGCGCTCGTCCACGGAGACGGTTTCGTTCATCCCGAGCGTGAACACGACTCTGTCCTGCATGTCCTTGAAGTTCATGCGTACTCCATCATCGCGTTAACCAGCCGCATCGACACCGTCGAGAGCGCAGTCTGGTGGACGCACATCAGTTGGACTGTCTGCTGGACGGCCATGTTCGCCGCCGAACCGTTCGAGAACCCGGCCTGCACGAGCGGCGTGTTCAGCCCGCCGAATCCGGCTGCTGGGTTCGGGCCTCCGGGCTGGCTGATCGTGAAGTAGCCGCCCGTCCTTTGCGAGGTCTGGCTACCGACTCCCTGGATCAGACACTCGAAGAACCAGCCCTGCCGGGTCGCTGGCGAGAAGTTCGGGATCGCGTTGTTCGGCGTGGTCGAGTCCCATACCACCGTCGAGCCGATCTTCAACTGAAGCTGGATGATCTTGCCGCCACCCGAGGTGTTGATGTAGTCGCCGCACGCGGTCAATCTGATGAACCCGTTCGCGGTCATCGCCCCGGCAGGGACGATCATCTCGCCGTTCAGCAGGTCGGTCGGCCCGGCATCGTTGACGACATCCCTCGTCGTCGTCTTCGACACGCGGGTGTAGCCAGCCCCGCTTGCTGGCGGAAGCTGCGCGGCAGGAACCTTGCCGTCCGAGCCGAGGCTCGCGTACCCGCTCGAAACTCCCTTGTTCGCGGCGTTCTCTTTCGCCGCCAGGTCGGACACGAGGTTCGCCACATCCGTCTCGGCAAGCGCCGCCCACTGGACACCCGCAGTCTGCGCCGACGCGGCCTTCAAGAAGGTGCCGTCCGCGCCGACCGGAAGCCTGGCTGGGGTCGCCCCGCCTGTGGCGGCGATCATGTCACCCTTTGCCGTGACGAGCGAGTTCGGGATCTTCGCAGCCAGGTCGGCCGTCAGGTTCTGTACGTCCGTCTCGGCGATCTGCGTCCAAACTGCTGACCCGCCAGAGCCTTTCAGCCAGAGGCCGTTGACAACAGCAGGCACAACGGGTCGGCCCTCCAGCGCCAACAGTCGCGTATCCAGACCGGCTCCGTAGTCGGTGATGTTCTTGATCCCGCCCTCGATGTGATCCATGTTCGGCTCGCTAACCAGCGTCACCTGGTCAACCCAGTCAACGGGCGTGTACGGATTGGGCGGCATCAGATCGTCACTACCGACGTCGGTGTCAGCAGCGTACTTTCCGGCTCGGTCGGTACCAGATCAGGGCATTCGTAGACCACGGTCGGCTGCAAGATCATCGTCTGCGGCGGGGACGGCACCAGGCCCGCCTGGCCGACGCGATGGATCTGCTTCCCATTCAGCAACAGCTTCGCCTTGCCGACGATCATCCTCTGTGTCAGCGCGAGCGCGTACGGCTTCGGCTTGACCAGGATCCTCGGCTTGCCGATCAGCACCTTCGTCGGCTGAACCGGGCTGTACGTCTTTCCGCGCAACTTGATCCGTGATTTTTGGATCGTGATTTTGCTGCTGAAGTCAAAGACGAGCGGCTTGGCTTTGAGCTTCAGCTTTGGCTTGCCGATATGGACGTAGATCGGGACGGTCGCGGAGACGAAAACCCTGTACGTCTTCGGCTTCAACCTGATCTTCGCCTTGCCGAGGATCAGGCCGAACTCGCCAACGTAGCGCTGGCCGACGAGGAACGTGCCGACTATCGAGGTGCGCGTCCCGCCAGCGGTCGTGACCGTGCTGCCGCCGAGGACGAGGCCACCCGTGCGGGTGATGATGTAGCTGTACGAGTAGGTGGCCGTGCCGCCGAGGACAAGTCCCCCGGAAGGCGCGTAGTTCTGGGCGAGGCCGAGCGAGGAGGTGCAGGTTCCCCCGAGCGCGATCCCGCCCGACGGCGAGTATGCGACCGTGCGGGCGAGAACAACCGAGCCGCCGAACTTGATTCCCCCGGTGGGCGCATTCGTCGGGGAGTACGCGACCTGAACGGAGCCACCGAGAACGATCCCACCCGAAGGCGTGTCGTAGTAGCCCGACGCTACGGTCAGGTCGGAGACGCAGGAGCCGCCGAGGGTGAGGCCCCCGGTGCGCGTGTACGAAACAGCCCGGTCGCTTGTGATGCTGCCGCCAAAGACAATTCCGCCCGAGGGTGCGTCGTCGTAGACCTTCCCGTAGCCGGTGCTGCCGCCGAGGACAAGGCCGCCAGCAGGCGTGTACGTCGGCCAGGTGGTGTCGAGAGCGATGCTGCCGCCGAAGCGGATCCCCCCGGAGGGGGTGTCGGTGTACGTCGGGCCAAGGACGATGCTGGAGGAGCACGAGCCGCCGAGCGCGATCCCTCCGCTCGGGGAGGTCGTGTACGTCGGCGAGAGAACGACCGAGCCACCGAAGCGGATCCCGCCCGAGGGCGTGTCGGTGTAGAGGATGCTGGTGTCGTACGGGGCGGTCGGCGGGGTGAAGTTGGCCGTCCAGCGGGCGATCCCCTTCGAGACACGGATCTCGTCCAGCCAGCCGTTGAAGTCGTTGCCAGAGTCTCGCGTCCCGATCCGCAGTAGGGCCGAACTGTTGAAGATCGTGGTGCCGGTGAAGTTGTAGTCGGAGCCGACCTGGACGCCGTTGCGGAAGATCCTGCCGATGTTGCCGGTGCGGACGAAGGCGAGGTGGTACCACGTCGCGTCTGTCCAGGAGGCGGAAGCGATCCCGGCGGTGAAGTTGAGTAGGTTGGTGCCGGTGGTGCCGTACGTGAACAGCGGGCTGCCGACGTAGTCGTTGAACTCACACGACCAGCCCATGTTGGACGAGGCCCCGATGTTTGCCTGGCCGATCCAGGTCTGGTAGCCCGAGGCGTGCGAGTTGAAGCGGAACCAGAAGTCAATCGTCCAGTCGCCCGAGCCGAGGTCGTAGTCGGCGTGGTCGGCGAACGAGATGAAGTCGCCTGAGCCGTCGAAGACCGCCGATGCGCCGCCGAACTTCGACTGCGATGTATCGACGTGGACGTTGCCGTTCGCGGTGCCCGTCCCTTTCGGGCTGGCGGTGCTCGCGTCCGTGAAGACCGTCGCGCCGTTCGTGCCGTCACAGTGGAGGCACAGCTTGGTGAAGCTGTCGATCCCTGGCATCGCTCAGATGCCCCCAGGGGTTACGGCGGATTCGTCGGCTGGTAGTTCGGCGTGACGTTCAGCGTCGTATTCGCCTGTGACATGTCACGAGCAGCACCCCCGGCAACGAGATTCCAGGCGCAGATGATCTTCGCCCCGTCCGAGGCGACAATCGAGCACGGGTTCGTCCAGTTCGTGTTCGCGAGCGTCTGCCACTGCAACGCCGTGAACTGCATCTGGCCGAGGCCGGTCGAGGTCGGCTTCGCCTGGGTCTTTGCCGCGTAGCCGGTGCCGGTGATCGGTGTCCGCCCCGAGTAGACCGTCGCGGCGGTGAACCCGGAGACAGGAGTGCTCGAAAGATCGAAGGTGACGGTCGCGGGCCAGCCGCCTGCCTCGACAACCTGGCGGCCCTCGTTGAACGCGATGAAGTCAGCCACAGGTCAGCCTCCCGGTGTGTCGTCGTAGTTCGGGCCGCTGTCCAACCCGGCCACCGTCATGTTTCCTTCCGAGTCGATCTCAAGGGTGTGGCCCGCGTCCTCGTGCGCCTTCACCGTCTCGGCCTTCTCCAACTCCGCTTCCAGGTCGCACGCTTTCTGCGCTGCCTCCAGAGACGCCTGCTGCGCAGCGAGCACCTTCTCCTCTGCGGCGCTCGCCTTCTCGCGGGCGCTCGCCGCTGCCGAGCGAAGCTGGTCGAGGCTGCGCGCCATCAGGCAGGCCCCGCCGACTGCACGGACAGAAGCCCAGCAGTCCAGTCGATGGTGAAGACGCCGTTCGAGACGGCGACCGACTGGCCGAAATCGAGTAACGCCCATAACCACTTGTTCGCTGTCGCCATCTCGTAGATCACTCCGAAGCTCGCGGTGATTGTCGCTCCCGGCCCCCAGGTCAGGTCGTCGCCGAGCAGGTTGTACTCGTCTGCCGCCGCATCATAGGAGGTGGTTCGGTTGGCAATCTGCTGTCCGCCGGTCGTGTACCCGCCCCCGGCTGCAACCTCGTACAAGGACACGTCCGAGTAGCGCAGATGCGTGTCGAGGTTCTTCACGTACGAGGCGGTAAGCAAGGCGACGCCCATCTGGTTCGCCGTCCACATGTTCGCGATCAGCCCGCCCCCGGACTGGCCGTACCACTGCGAGGTCGGGGCCAACTACCGCCGCTTCCTGATCTTCGACTTCGGAACGACCATCTGCACCTTCGGCTCGTGGAACCTGCGGGCGAGATACTCGCTCTCTCGCTCCAGCAGTGATTCTTGCGGGCGGGTCGGATGGTCTTCGAGCAGATCCTGGTGAAGCTGGCGGTACTGCAACTCGCGGATCCTGAACCCACACAGGGG